GCTCTTGACACCGCTGCTTTTGACTCTGCCACTCCTTGCGAGAATGGTATGATTCTGCGTGTTAAGAAAGCTGAGAAGAAAATTACCTTCTGCGATGCCAGTGCCAAGAATCAGCTTTATGCTCTGAACTACAGTGCTGAGCATATGTATGATGAGCGCAAGCCCGGTCTGAAGAACTTCAAGCTGGTCTCTGCTGCTGCTGGTGAGGACTTCCTCCCTCGTGTTGGTTATCTCGCTGCTGGCGATTTATTTACTACAAACTGTGTTGACCTCGGCGCTTATGCAAGTGCTGAAGCTGTTGCCACCGCTCTTGCTTCTGGCGACGTCTTCGCCGCTGCTGGCACCCAGGGTGCTGCTGTGATCCAGGCCGCTGCTCCGTCTTCGGGCCTTGTCATGCAGGTTATTAAGAAAACGACTATGCCTGATGGACAGGATGCCTTCCAGCTTCAGGTTCTGTCGGTGTAATAGGAGGGTATATTAAAATGACGCTTAATGAGTTTAAAGATATTGCCCTTCATGCTGCTAAGGGTACTGCTCCTGCCAATTTCACGGTTGAGAACGTTAATGATGCGTTCATCGACGGTCTGAAGGAGCTTGCTGGTTCCTACAACCAGTTCATGAAGAATCGTTATGACATCTATGATATTATCATCCAGTCTATCGATGAGATTCTTCCGAAAAATGTTATCAATGCGCTTGGCGCGTTTGCTGATGTTCAGCAGGTTGCACAGGGCGAGAAGGCCATGTTCCGTCGCAAGAAAGGCCGCGCTCGTGCCAAGAAGTTCCTCACTCAGGTCGGTCTGAGTGGTGTGTATGAGACCTTCCGTCTGGATGCCGACACGTTTGAAGTTGGCGCTCATGCGGTTGGTGGCGGCGCTACAATCGACTTCGAGCGTATGCTCGATGGCGCCGAGTCTCTTGCTGAAGTGGTCGGAATCGTTACTGAAGGCCTTGAGAATGCTGTTTATGTTGAAGTTCAGAAGGCTCTGAACGCGGCTGTTGCTGTTATGCCTGCCACCAACATCGAGAGCGGTTCTTGGGATCCCGATGAAATGGTCCGTCTGCTGACCACGGTTCGTGCTTATGGCTCCCCGGTTATCTATGCTTGCCCCGAGTTCATCGCGGCCATGGGTCCGGATGCTATCGTTCCTGTTCTGATGAACAGCACCACGAATGTTGCTCAGGGTATCTACAGCCCGAAAGACATCGAAGCTATCCACGACTACGGCTTCATCAATGTCTTCCGCGGCGCTCCGATCGTGCAGCTTCCTCAGTCCTTTGTTGATGAAAACAACACCGAGACTTATGTGAATCCTCGTCTTGCCTACATCTTCCCTGCTGGTCAGGAAAAGGTTGTTAAGGTTGTCCTTGAAGGCCAGACTCAGATCCGCGACCATGAGAATAAGGATAATTCCATGGAAGTCTATGCTTGGAAGAAAATGGGCTGCGCTATCCTCACGCATCACAACTGGGCTATGTATGAGAATACTGGCCTGACCGATACCTCTGCGAAGGATATCTACGGTTTCTAATAAATTAACATAAGGGGAAGGGGAAATTCCCCTCCCCTTATTTTTAAAATACGCGCATTGCGCAGGAGTAAAAGGAGAATTATTATGTCTGATAAAATTAAAGTCATTAGTGCAGCGCGAGGCCGCTGTATAATTAATAACCGCGACTTAGGGATCAAGCGTGTCTGGCAGAGTCGCGGCGATGTTGTTTTCTTTACCAAAGAGCAGATTGAAGCTCTCATGTATGATCCTGCTTTCAGCAACATGGTTAATGAAGGCTATCTTTACATTGAAGATATGGAAGTAAAGAAAGAGATTGGTGTGGAACCAGAAGATGCAACCACTCCGACTCGTATCCTTATGGACGAAAAGCAGTTAAAGCGTTTCTGGAAGGATATGCCGCTTGGCCAGTTTAAGGTTGAGATTAAAAACTTAACCAAACAGCAGATCACTTCTTTAGCCGACTATGCAATTGAGCATGGTGATGAAGGTAGCATTGAAAAAGCTAATTATCTTAGCACAATTAGCGATCGCAATATCTTAAAGGGGATCGAATTAAATAGACAAAGTAAGGAGGCGTAATCATGACCGAATTTCGGGCTATATATGATGCTTTCTTGGCAAAAATTCTTGATGATGAGTGGGTCACCTGGGACCTTGATGATATATTAGAAGACTGGCAAGCGTTAATGATTAGCGCGCTTCCTTGGTTCAAATTTCCACGAGTTTCTCTTGACTACGACTTAGAAACCTCTACCTTTAATGAAGATTTAAGTAACGAAGAAATTCAAATTATTGCTACCTATATGAAATGCGAATGGCTGAACAGGACGATTCTTACATGGGAAAATGTAAAGCCGCTTTATGATGAGCGTGATTTTTCGCAGGCAAATTTACTTGATAAGTTTAATGAGATGCTTGCAGCAGAAAAGAAAAATGCCGCGCGCCTTGAGGCTGTTTATTATCGTTCTATCCAGCGCAAACCATTCGGATATCGTTAGATGGCAACTGCAATTGACTAATGGCTGAGTATTTAGAAGGGTATAATAATAATCTTAAAAATAGATTATTTGGTTTACTCTGCGAATATGAAAAAGATAATGAATGGGAGAAGTTCTTAGATGCAATTTTAATTGAATTAATGTCGTATCCAGAAGAGCATCGCACCATTAATTATTATCGCCTTTATACCAAAGTTGCTTCTCTTCGTTTCTTAAGTTACGAGTATTTTAGAAAGACAGTCTTTGACTGCATGAGTTTATTATCAAAGTTATGAGTTATTTTGATATTTATAAATAGAGGTTAAATCGTTTTGGAAACGATTACCAATCACGTATTCAAGGAAGTCGTGAATATAATTTTGATTTGTATTTGTTGAAGTCAATTTATCGTGTTGATTTTGAATACGATGGTTGCACTCATCCAGGTAGTCTTGAGCGCAATAAGCAGACTGATACAAAAACGTTACAATATCTGTTAACTAAAGTGGATTTAAATATACCTGCTGGAACGGTGTTAGAAATCGTTGATAAAGACGGAGTAAAACAACCGTGGATGATCTATTATTTAGAAGATATTAAAGCTAGTGGGTATAATAGATACATTGTGTTAAAGATGACACATTTTCTTACGTGGACGGCGCGCGATGGATCAACGCAGACCGCTTGGGCATACTTGTATGGGCAAGAAGATAACATGCTTAAAGATGAAATTCGTTCACGTTCTCGTATGGATGCAATCTATTCAGAGAATCTTAAGTCTAGTTTCTTTATCACACCACTTAATCAATACATTAAAAAAGATGATTACTTTATTGTTGGCGAAGAACCATATCAAGAGTATTATCGTGTAACTGGTTATGATATTCAATCTAGTCTGGGTGTGGAATATGTAACGATCGATCCTATCTATGAATTTGATTTGAGTAATCCGCCAGAATAGAAGCCTGCTGATGATGAAGAAGATTTCTTCTGGTTTAATGGAGGTGTAAGTGATGGCGACAACTCGTAATCTTGAAGATCTTGGACCAAATTTATAGAAAATAGTAAGTCGCTTACAAGCAAATTAGACTTTGTTAAAATTACTTTACTACACTGGTAAAGATCCATATAATGAAGATGATTTGACTTCAGAATAGATTAAAGAAGAAATATTTAATAAATTAATTAAGATTGTGCCGCGCGTTGGTCCAAAAGAGACTGCACATAGTATTATTGTTTTACGTGTAGTGCGCGGGACATCTAATCCCGGTAATGACGAATTTCGTGATTTCCGTATTGATATTGAAGTCTTTGTTCCTTTAACGCAATGGTTTATAAAAGATTCTAATTTGCGGCCGTTCGCAATTATGGGTGAGATTCATCGTTCATTAAATAACAAGACTATTGACGGTCTTGGTAAAATGGTTGGCGGCGATTTCTAGATTAACTTCTTAACAGAAGAAATGAGCTGCTATGAGATGAATTATCACATTACCAGTTATGATTGATGCTTCATTCTTTTTAGGTTATTCTTTACCTTTTGGAAGTATTTGTGAAGTTTATCCACCTAAAATAAAAGATATAGTAACCAATAAAAACTATCCAGTTTATAAAAAATTATTTTTTACCAGCCAAGAAGATATAGAAGATGAGTTTGTTGAGCAGAAAGTTTCTTTTGATAAATTGCCGACACCATTAGAATATATTTTCACTTTTGCTGAGGCTGATGAATAGATGGCCGAAGTAATTAGAAATGGCTTTGAGTTCTTTATTCATGAACCAGTTACACTATTAACCGATTAGAATATGATTGTTATTGGTGATTTAGCGCAAGAGCTAAGTAAGATAAAGTCAGTTGATCAATTACGCATTATTAAAGAAGATAACTTCTTTGAATTTCAACAATTATTACGTCGCTCTGTTGGTGAAAAAGAAATTGAAGTGTATGATCCTAATGAACATCCAAAAGTTAAATATTTTAAAGCGAAGGCGCGCCTTCGTGATAGAGTAAAAGCAAAATCAAAAGATGCACTAACTTTAGGTTCTACTTTGGCTGCAATTTGTTGTATGGGTTTAAATTTAAATCCACTTAATATTGGAGAGTTAAGTTAGGCCGCCGTATCAACTCTGATACGCTACTACCAAGAAAAGAGTAAATATGAAATTGATATTGATTCTTTACTTGCAGGGGCCGATAGTAAGAAAGTAAAACCGCAAAATTGGATTAGAAATATAGAAGATTAATAAAATAGGAGGTCATTTTTAAATGGCTAGTATTTTAGACCGCTATGGTATCAAAGAGGTTGCAGACGTAACCTTTTATGAAATCAATCAAGATGGTACTCCTGGTAAGCCGGTTCTCTTCCTTGATACCTTAAAGGTTTCGACCATTGAGCAGACTGCCGAGCAGGTTGACGCTCGTGGTGGTAAGGGTAACCCCAAACTGATCACTTGGGACTATGGTAAGGAAATTAGCGTTAGCATTGAAGACGCTCTCTTTAGCCCGAAGTCCATGTCGATCATGCTTGGCGACGGTCTTGTTACGCATGCTTCTTCTCAGTATGTGCAGCACACCGCTACCGTGCGTCTTGACAACACTGGTAAGTTCCCTGAGTACTTTGTTGCTGACGTTTATGATGCCACTCATGGCTCCGCTCGTAAGAAAGTGTATATCGGTACAAATAGTGCGGCTCCTGCTGGTATGGTGCTGCTTGCTAATTCCGGTATTGAGCTTTATGGCTCTAACTTTACTGGTGCTCAACTCGTTGCCGAAGACGGTACTGCTCTTGATAGCACCTTCACTTCTGACGACATTCTTGCTGCTGCGGCTTCTGCAGTGTACAGTACTCGTGCTGGTCAGAAGGTTATGTTCACCTATGCTGTGAAGGCAACCACAAACACCATCGTTGTGTCTGGCGATACATTCCCTGGCACCTACTATGTCACTGGCGACACCTATGCTCGTTCTGACATCGATGGTCGTGACCAGTTCTTCCAGTTCATTATTCCTAAGGCTAAGATGTCTGCTGAGCAGACCATTACCCTTGAGGCTGAAGGCGATCCTTCTACCTTTAATATGAACCTGACCGTCCTGCGTCCGGAATCCGGCGACATGATGAAGCTGGTTCAGTACGAACTCGAAGGCAGCGCTGGTTAATTAAATAGTTAAAGAATGGCGGAGGAAGGAGACTTTCTCCGTCATTTTCTTTAAAAGGAGGAAAGCATGGAATTTGATTAGAGCGTAGGTTCATTTAAAAGTTTAGAGAATGTATGCTTAAAAACTACTTGTAATATAGAAGCAGCTGGAAAAAGTTACGATGCTGGTGAAATTATTGCAAAGTTTGATAAGATTTAGATAAGCGGCCTACGTGAATTTCGTGATTATGTGGCCGCGCGCGGTGGATTTGACAACCGCGGATGGGTTTATTGGACTAAGACACAGTAGATTGATTTAACCTTTAGTTAGGGTGTTTTTTCAAATTTACAATTTGGTTTGTTAAATAATGCGAATATTATTCGTATTGAAGAAGAGGAGCCACTGTTAATTACTAAAGTTGAAGAACTTGAAAGTGATGCAGTTGGTAATGTGGTTACTAGTAAAGAACCATACGATTAGATTTTTGTATACGATAAAAGTACAGGTGAAAAAATACATTGGTTTAAACTTGGTACTTTTTTAAGAATAGATACGGGTTATACCGATGTAGTGGTAAGCTATAGGTATAATTATACGCAGGGTGCAACTATCGCGCGAATTGGAGAATAGTTCACCAACGGATTTCTGGAATTAGAAGGTATTACGAGAGTAAAGGACGATACGTCTGGACTTATTACAACGGGAGTTATTAAGATTCCGAAACTAAAATTAATGTCTGGCTTATCTATACAATTGGGCGCGCAGGCTAATCCCGTGGTTGGTAACTTTAGAGCGGTGGGCGTACCCGTAGGGTCAAGAAATGACAGTTATGTTGTTGAATTTGACTTTTTAGAACATGATATAGATAGTGATATGTGAGATATAAGTCAGCGTTAGTTTTAGCTAATGCTGATTTTTTTATTGAGGTGGAGAAATGGCGAACTAGACTTTTACACTAAGTATTAAAGCGCTTTTTGATGCTAGTAAAGTTAAATCTGAAGTTAATAGTATTTAGTCTACATTATCCAAACTTAAGATGCCGGATAAGTTAACAGCAGATTTAAAAAATAGCTTTGTATCTGTAAATAAAGCATTAGATGACTTTATTAATAAAACTGAGAAGGGTGTAAAAACTAAAGCTGATGCTACTGGAATTACTAAATCCTTTGATGTAGTTACCAAAGAATTAAATAAATTAGATGCACTATTAGCTAAAGTTTAGAATGAAGTTAAGGGTAGTACTGATTTAAGCAAAATTATAAAAATTGATGATAAGGCTAAAAGTGATATTGCAAAACTTAGTAAAGATATTGCTGATATTTAGAAGGAAATTAATAACATTAATACTTCTAAA